ACTGGTGTTGCGCCTATTATGGTAGGTGGCACGGATGCCAATGGAATTGATCTATACTTGACAGCCACTGGCTCAACTTTGCAACGCACTACCGCCGCTGGCGCAACTGCCACAATTACATGGGGCGGTTCAGGCAATATCCTAGCCTTGGCCCAAGACGGCGCTAATTATTATGTTGCCAATGCCACAGGCATTTATCAAGGCACACTTGCTGGTGGCTCAGGCTCGCTCATATTTACTCACCCAACAATGGTAGGCACCGTTACTAAAGTAGTTTTAGGTTGGGTTAAACAACGTCTTATCGCTGGTATCAATAATTACCTTTTTGAAGTGCAGCCAATCAATACTTATTCAGTTACTTATACAAAACTTGATGCCGCGTTTAACGCAACAATTTATCTTTCATCGGCGCATAATTTTGTTGTTGGTTCGCTCATAACTGTAGCCAGCGTTGGTTCGCCATATAACGGAACATGGTCTGTTATTGATGTGCCTAACAGCACATCAGTTGTTGTATTTATTAACAATGCCGCTATAAATCAAACAACGGCAACAGGTACTGTTGCCTTAGCCAGTAACAATAATCTTCCTATCTATGCTCACCCAAATCCAAGTTGGTCTTGGAGCGCAGTTGCCGAAGGTCCAAATAACATTTATGTATCAGGCGGGGCTGGATCTTATTCTTCCATTTTTCGTCTTGCTTTAGATACAACCACTGGCCAAGTACCAATGCTTACTCGCGCACTTGAGGCTGCAATTATGCCAACAGGTGAACGTATCTATTGCCTTGGCGCATACCTTGGCAAGTACATAGTGCTTGGAACCAATAAAGGCATTCGTATTGGAACTATTGATACTTCTGGTTTTGTATCCAACGGTTATATTACCTACGGCCCTATTATTGTAGTAACCAATGGTTATGATCCAGCAAGCGCAACGGTTCTTTCAGGATATGCTGCTCGCTCAATGACTTTTAACGACAGATTTGCTTACGTTACCGTAAGCAATTACATTGACAATGGCGATGGTACTTACTCATCTGGTCTTATTAAAATTGATCTAAGCAAAGATTTTGGTGCATTGCAAATGGCTTGGGCTACCCATCTTCGCGTGCCTTCCACTGCTGAAGTAACAACCGTATGCGTTATGGGCGCAACCAATAAACTTATTATTGGTGTTTTGGGTGTAGGCATTTATCAACAAACAAGCACATTAGTTGCTAATGGCTATCTACAAACTGGTCAAATTCGTTACTTCACTCTTGAAGACAAGCATTTTGAATTAGTTAAACTCAGAGAAACTATGCCAATGCTTGGCCTATTAAAAGTTAGTTCCGTAGATGCGGATGGTACAGTTAACGACATTATTACCGTTGATAATAATTTTGATTTTACTCAAGATATTACAGGCTTGGATCAATACGATACTTCTCCAAAAGAATCTATTGCCTTAAAATTTACTTTTTATTCTGGCACTGGACAATTAGTTGGCACCGAAGATTCTTTCAATGGTTATCAACTTAAAGCACTACCATCGGTCAAACGTGAACGAATTATTACATTGCCATTGCTTGTATTTGATAAAGAAATGGATCGTTACAATATGGCCATAGGCTATAAGGGCAGAACATGGGAACGTATTAACGCTCTTGAAGCAGTCGAATCAGGTGGAGATGTAATCGTATTACAGAATTTTACTAATGGTGAGCAAGTACGTGGTGTCATAGAGTCAATGAAGTTTAATGTTGTATCCCCACCCAGCAAAGCCTTTGATGGTTATGGTGGAATTTTAACCGTTCAATTCCGCACCGTATAACCGAAAGGCGCAATCATGACCAAGTTGGACTTTACTACCATTGCCTACAATGCAATTTTTACCATCGGCGCAATGGCAACTGGTATCTGGTATGTATTTAAGCATGGAGTTAAAAACGTCCTTCGGGAAGAACGTGAAAGCATTAGAGAAATTAGGCATGAAGTATTGCCTAATTCTGGCGGTTCACTTAATGACGCGATTCGCAAGCAAGTAATTCCAATGGTCGAAACACTGGTTGAAAAGCAACAAGATATTGCAATAGAACTTGGCACTTTAAGGGGTGCCTTTAACCAACACGTTAAGGAACATAATGTTTAAAAAAAAATACATACACCCAGATACAGGCGATGTATTAACTTTTAGCGAAAAAATTTCTTGGTCAATTCAAAGTATTATTCGTAACTGGTGGTTTGTCTTTGTATGGACTGGATTATCCGTCGTCTGGTGGGTTAAGCCACATTACTTCCACGATACAGGCTCATATGTTCACTGGCAACTGCTTGCCTCATGGCTTGCCGTAACGGTAGAACTTATCATTGGCATCGCCATGATCGGCCAGACCAAGCGCGATGCTCAAATCATTCGCCACATTCTCAAACTTGAAAAGCAGGAATTGGAACATATCGAGGGGATGCTAGATGACAAATAAGTACACACCCGCAATGGGCGATTACGGCGTCATCAAGACACATGGATTTTTTGGTTGGCTAATCCGCCTTGGAACTTTTAGCCGTTGGAACCATGCAGTTATTTACATCGGCAACGGTGAAGTTGTATCGGCAGACCCATCTGGCGTGAAGATTGATCCAGTTACCAACTGGAATAACATCGCTTGGAACCAGCATGAAGAATTAGATGACAATCAGAGAATGATGATTGTCAATGCTGCCCTTGAAGCCATCGGCAAACCATATGGTTTCTTTACCATTGCCGATATTGCCTTACGTATACTTGGGCTAAAGATTCTTACCAAAGGATTGCTTAGCCACCTTGCCAAGAACAAGGGTTACATATGCTCTGAATTGGTAGCCGAATGCTATCGCAAAGGCGGATTAGTTATAGCCAAGGAAGATTGGCTATGTACTCCAGGCGACTTAGCGGAAAGGTTGATATGGCAGTAACAACAGCAAAGCATTTTTCAGCAGGCCGTCAAGGCAATGCTATTCAAATCATAGTTATTCATTCAGCAGAAAACCAGGAATTGCCTGGTCAGGCTGTTCATTTACAGCAATGGTTCGCTGGCGCCTCAGCCCCACAGGCTTCGGCTCACGAAATGGTGGACAACCTACACGTCGTCTGTTCAGTAGCAGATACTGATACCGCTTGGGCAGTTGATGATTTTCCCCTTAATCTTATTAGCAAGTCATATGAACTGACAGGGCATGCGGCAAACACCGCAGCCCAATGGGCTGATGCCTATGAGTCGGCAGTCATAAAAGAGGCTCAGACGGCAATCTCAGCCGATTTGAAGGCATATGGCATCCCTGCCGTACACCTTACCGACGCTCAGATTTTGGCAGCACATAACGGAGATAAAACGGTTAAAGGTATCTGTACCCATGCTGATATATCACGGGCGCTTAAAATCGTTGGTGGACATACAGATCCTGGTCAAGGTTTTCCTATGCTACAATTTATCAAAGGCTTAACGGCCTAAACAAAGGAGAACATATGAAAATCAACAAAGCATTGCTAGAGCATTATTTTATTGCTCTTGGCGTATCTGCTGTTGCCATCTGGCAAACTGGTAATCACGACCTTAAAAAGGTTGCATGGGCTGCGGCTATTGCCGTTCTTGGTCCTGTTGTACATGCCGCATATAGTCACTTCAAGACGGTTGCTAGCGCACCTGTCAAGTAATAAACGTTTTAACTTAACCCTCACCGCTTCGGCGGTGGGGGTTATTTTTTGTTTTTATTTCCCGTTAGTTCGCTATCAAGATAGCCGCTCACCTCGGTATCGGGAAGCCCATAGGCTTCCCTCGGTAACGGCACTCGCTTCGCTCGTATTATACACACGGCTCATAGGCTCTTGTCAAGTCGAGCCTATGTCAATTTCAACCCATAGGCAAAAATGTTTTCCGCGCCAGCGTGTATTGATTTGACAACTACTCACAAGGGTGTGCTATCTTTCAGACATGAACGAAACAACAGTGCAACATAGATCATTTAGTGCTTTTACATCATGGTTACGATGTGGCAAAGCCTTTCAACTTGAACGTGAGTTAAAGGCACCATCAGAACCTGCTTGGTATTTTGCTGGTGGAAGTGCTTTCCATTCAGCCGCTGAAAAATTCCTACTAGCAGAATTTGGCAAGGATAATGGCTGATGATATCTCCAACCTTAAACCCACAGTCGGTCAAGAAGCAGACTATCGTTCGTTCGGTCCAATTAAAGTATGTCCATGTGGATCCGAATGGTGGAACGTTAAGTGCAAGTTTGACGATGACTTTGAAATTGGAGTATACTTCACAGACGCAACTTGCGTCAGTTGTGGCAGCCTTGCCACAGTTGTTACCAGCATAGATAAGGGCTAATCATGGGCAAACAGCATGCAAAGATTATTAGCAAGACAGCCTTTGAGAAGGCTTTTGTTGAAGCAGAAATGATTATGCGTCGCAATCTGGCGCATCTTATTCAGACTGAAATTGGCAACCATGTATTCAGCGAAGAAAAAACCGATGATGGATATGTTGCTGGATTACAAAAGGCTAAAACCATAGTGTTTGGAGAAGTAGTTGAATCTTGAAACCGTATGGGAAGAATCTTTTAATGAAGCAATAGCCGACGTTGAAAAACGTACTGGCACCAACCCCACAGATTGGCGTGCGGCAGGACGAGCAACGGCAAAAGAAGATAAAGTCTGGTGGGACGAAAACGGCTTTAAGATGTTTCAAGATTTTGTCAGGGTATGGGGTGAAAGTCATATTAAGATTTGGGAAACCCCACAGGGTTTACCTGGAATCGAACTAGGTTTTAATCAATACTTTGGCAACGTTCTTATCAAGGGCTATGCTGATTTGGTTGGTGTCTTACCCACTGGTGAGTTAATTGTGGTAGACTTTAAGACTGGCAAATCTACCCCAGATACTGCCATGCAGTTGGGATTGTACGCTTGCCTTATGGAAATACAGTTTGGCATTAGGCCAACACGTGGTTACTTTTACTCAGCACGTCATGCTAAGTTTGAAGAAGCCGAAGGTATGAACCGCTGGACTATAGAAGTTTTTACAGAACTGTTTGCACAGTTTGCCCGTGGATTAGAGGCAGAAATTTTTTTACCAAATCTTGGTATGTCTTGCAGCAGTTGTGGCGTGAAGGACTATTGTTACGCCGCAGGTGGAGAACTTGCAGGAATATATGACCCGCTTTCACAACTAACAACAACGAAGAAAGAAGGAAAGTAACATGGCAACAGAAGGAACCAAACTACAAGTCAACTTTAAGTTGGCTGACGGCACACTCATTAACGTGTATGCCGCTAATCAAGCAGAACTAGAAGCACAACTTACCACCATTGGTGATGTTGCAACACTTATTGCCAGTACTTCTAAAGCACTTGGCACCCAGAGCGCAGTATCACATATCGCTCAATCACTTGGTGGCGCAGTTATCAGCCCATCAGCACCAGTATCACCACTATCTCTTAGCGTTGATACATGCAAACACGGCGACCGTACATTGCGTGAGTCTAAGCCAGGCGCACCAAAGGCTTGGAAGGGTTACTTCTGTCCTACCGCTAAGGGTACGCCAGATCAATGCGAACCTAACTTCTTAAAGTAACCCGTAATGCTGTCACTACACCAAGCGGCAGCGAAAAGCACAAATGATTATGCACTGCTACCAGACCTATTCCCTTCTTTCGTGCAAGAAGGGATTAGGTTTCGCAGAGGACAAATGACAATGATTGCTGGCGCACCTAATGCTGGCAAGTCGCTCATGGCTCTTTGGATGGCAGTGCAAATGAAAGTGCCAACGCTGTACATATCAGCAGATACGGACGGCTACACAACCGCAATCAGAGCAGCATCTATGATTACGGGTCATAAGACAGATACTGTTGAGGAATCATTTTCTAGCGGTGCTGGACAAGAATTTTATGGGCAAGAATTGGAAACAATTACTCATTTACAGTTTGATTTTGCGCCATCACCTACGCTTGATGAAATTGACCTAGCCATACGGGCATATGGCGAAGCCTATGGTGAACATCCGCACATGATTATTGTTGACAATGCCATGAACGTGGTATCTATGGCAGGAGATGATTGGTCTGGGCTTCGTGAGATTGCCAAGGCTATGCACCATATTGCACGTGAGACGGATGCGGCAGTGATATTACTGCACCATACAAGCGAGGCGGAAGGCAAGCCAGACTTGCCACCAAGTCGTAAATCTATTCAAGGGAAAATTGCACAACTGCCAGAGATGATTCTTACTGTGGCATTGGTGCCACATTCAGGTGAATTTCGTATAGCCTGTGTTAAAAATAGGTTTGCAAAACATAGCGCCACTGGCGACAATTACCTTACTTTGTGGGCAGATGCTGGTAGGATGACGATATATTCCGATATACGTGAAATGCGTATCGGTCAAACATCCAGGGAGATGCAATGAGTAGTTACGGTAAGAAAAAAGGCAGCACTTTTGAAACTGGAATACTCAAGTGGTTACGCTCTAAAGGCGTATCTGCTGAAAGATTGCGTCTTGCTGGTAAAGATGATGAAGGCGACATCGTTGCGTTTGTTGCTGGCAAACCTTACGTCTTTGAACTTAAAGCAACAGCCAAGATGGACTTGCCACAGTTCTGGCGTGAGGCTACAACTGAAGCGGCTAACTACGCTAAGGCTAGGGGCATTACGCCAGTACCACCAGCCTATGTCATCGTCAAGCGCCGCATGGCGGGGTTAGACCAGTCGTGGGTCATCCAAGATTTAGACCAGTGGTTGAGGGTGCAGGGTGGCATTGAATGAGTTTTGATGGCGACAAAACAGATAAAGCCTGCATGTGGGGCAACGCTGACCCATGTACCAAAGTTGGTGAAATTAAATATTACATTTGCGATGAGCATTTGGAAGAAAAGATTTTAGTTCCTTTGATTAAAAAGATTGAAGAAGCCTTATACCACGTGCCTGAAAATATTATGATTCATAAAACCGCCAGTGGTATCCCTTACTACTACACTCAAGGTGTTGGAGCAGGCAGAGAACAGGCAATTGAAATAATTAAAAATGGTTTCAAAGCCT